GATCCAGTCGTACCGAGTCTTTTACGGTAGTAACACCAGATTTGTACTTAGCCGTGGTATCGATATCCATGTACCACACTGGTAGATTATAAAAAATGTAATAACAAGCTGTTTATAAAAGGAAAAACAACCTTTTGCGATGATTTTTTATACAGTTACTCTGTGTTTTTAACCGCTTGATTTTTTTAAAGTCTTTTTTTGTTTTGCAGAGGATTATCCCTTCCCTTATAGATCATTTCATAAACAACGGATAGTACAATGTACACACGATTGTCAAAATTCACCAATGATGGGCTCACCATCTTAAGAGCCGTAGACAAAGATACTGCGCAAGAGTTCGTTCATGAAATGCTGCAGTAAGTCTGAGAAACTCGAATGCCGGGTTTATTCAGTAAAATTTTCTGCTCATTGTTTTGTTAAATAGCTCAGAAACGACTTTCTATACCAGATTATTTTATTAATACAGACCCGACAATGTTATTCATTAATAAATACAAAGCCGGGTCTGACTTTGCACTATTTATATTTTAAAGCATCAGGACCACGAGCCTGTGCCACCTGCAACACCCGATACTGTTGACACACCACCTCCCTCGAAATGCCCCAAAAGATTTGATGCAGAATCAAAAAACAATACACTACAAAATACAGGGGTCATTGTTATCTGGAAGCTAACCGTATTTGTATACAGATCATCCAAATCATCTGTATATAAGTCACCAAACAGCACACCACCACCTGGAGATGATAATCCTCCTGCATTTCCCGAAAAATGTTTTCCACCTTCACTGGTGATCTGAGTGTCTACTTTTATATAAAATATTGCACTAGCTAATGTAGTTTTTGCTGGGTATTTATTTTCTGCCGCAGCTATCTTGCTTGTAATACAAGATACTTTATCCTTATCAAGATATTCTCCATATCTTCTTTGTACATCATCCATAATCTGCTGTCTAAGGTTTGAACATTTAGTCATAGTAGTCACCATTAAAAGTAATTATGGGATTGCAATTCATAGATTGCATTATAATTAATTGACCATAGACAGCACTTTTTCAAGTTACAAAAGTAAATAAAAAGTAAACAAAATGATAAAAGAAATATCAGAATGCCATTCATAATTCTGCAGTTACATCTGTAATAATAACTCATTGATGCTAAAGCAATAAAAGTATGAACAATCCTAATCCATGTATGACGTGTGGTGCCTGTTGTGCATTTTTCCGCGTCTCTTTTTACTGGGTTGAAACAGATGATGCTGGCGGCACCATCCCCGTAACGATGACAGAACAAATCTCTCCCTACCATCAATGCATGCAGGGCACTAACCAGAAAAATCCTCGCTGTGTGGCCCTGATCGGCCAACCGGGAGTCAATGCCTACTGCAGCATTTATGAACATCGCTCATCCACCTGCAGAGAATTTCCGATGTCCGGAGAACACGGCATCGTGAATGAAGCATGCAACCGCGCTCGTGCAAAATATGGGCTACCCCCTCTTTATTAAACGCGATCATAATCACGGCAATGGCATGTTTTATATAACATTCTTAGAGGGCGTAACAACAAGCTTGTCGTTTCAAGCGATTTCTTCCGATTGGGGAGCCTGAGCGCTCCCTTTTTTTCAGCTAAAAATCAGCATACAGCCATACAATCCCGCACAGGCCACCACCGGCACCACAAAATCCATCAGGCTTGCCACATCCCACGCGTGCGGATCAAAACCGCCCCACCACGGCATCTTATGTCGGTGACCATCACCAAAACGCTTAATCCAGCGATATTCTGCCTGGGTATATTCGCGGGCAACAAAAAACGTACAGGCAATGGCTGCACCATAAGCCCAGTCACCGGTAATGCACCCAACCAGCCCCTGTACCGCCACAGCACAAATTGCATGAAGTATCGGCGTGATATCCATCTGCTATCCTTAAAACCACTCCCTGAGCGGGCGCTCTGGTGTAACCACCCACTCACGGAACACGGAATCATCAAATCCATCGTCAAGAAGACGGATATTAACAAAGTACCCTTCGTTTCGCGTGTATTCAGGCTCCCCGTCAGCAGAAACACCTGACTCACTGAACGTAAAACCAATCTCATCAACCAGAACGGCATTCTGCAGCTCTTCGTCCTCTTCCCAGTTAAGTTTCCTGAGAAATGCCCTGAAATCTGCTTTATCACTGAAACGCAACGTGAAATCTCTCACTCCACAACCTCCCCAAGCTGCGCATCTGTTAGCTCTTTATGCCAGAGACGAAAATTCCTCACATGCCCAAATAAATGGCGTAATCCTGCTGTAGTTTGTCCACCAATGCGAATGATTGCTGTACTCCGGATATATTCCCATGTGGTTTTTGTTTCGCTGGATATACGCCCGTTACTTACTGCACATGTAGACTGATCTGACTTTACACGCATCCCCATAACCATTTTTTTCAACGATGCGTTTTCGTTAACACGCCTATTTGATCCACCAATATCGCAATAAGGAAATCCGTCTGGCCCATCTGCCGAAGATCCGAAGCCAAGAATAATAGCCGCTCCGGTTTGATGACCGCCGGTATCAAAAACACGTGGCGCTGCATTTGGCGTTTTATACCAGTTCTTATGTACCTCACAAAGAACCGTAAAAGGAAGATTATAAAGATTATTCTTAATCGGAACTGTAACCATATCGCTTGCGCGCGTCGCCGCCGTCGTTCCTGATATAATAAAAGATGATACACACGAACCATCCTCAACCTGAGGGGTGGCCAGATAAATATAGTCACCAGATTCAACGACACCACCTTTTTTTGGTGCGTATTGTATTGCAGAGGTTATGTAAGTTTCTTTACTTGCTTGAATCGTTGCCTCTACAAAAATCCAGCCCGTAGCTTCATCTTTGTTAACTCGTGCGGTGAGCCTGTCGGCAGCTACACCGGTGATTTCAACCAATAAAGACCGCGTATTAACAATGGCATATCCAAGATTAGATGAAGCGCTGCCATCGAAGGCTTCAAACCTGATCCTTAACAGGAGTTCCAAATCCGTTTTAAATCTGCACGATGTCGTCACACACTTATTATCGCCTGATACATCGACAGCCCCCGAGGTTGAAACTACTGCCATATTAAGGGTTGTACTTTGCCCAATTAATGATTCATTACAAACAAACTTTCCATAAGTAAAACCAAAACTATCAGTTCCAACCTCAGCGACATTCATATTTGCAGATTTACCCCAAGAAGCTGGAGTTGCTGAATTCAACATGTAGTTGGTTCGCTGACCTTCAATCAATAAACCTTCTTTTTCAAATCGTGGCTCATTAATTTCCGCCGTTTTCAGTTCGCCAGATTTGTTGATATATGTTGCCGTTGATGCGCGACTGAAATTAACCTGTTTATCACTGGCAACCTGAACCACATTATCACCAATCTTCACTTTTTTATAACCCGGAGAATAGCCCGTAATCATATCCAGCGAATCATTAAAGGGTATCCACACATCCGGCAGCGGCTGTAAAACATATCTGTACGGCTCTGCTGTCTGGTTTGCGTATTCTCTGGCAGCATCTTCACTTGCTTTTGCTGCCGTCTGGCTTGCTGCCGATGCTTTCGCCGAGTTCGCCGCCGCTGTTTCGCTCACCTTTGCGTTGGCTTCACTGTCTTTGGCATTCGTCTCACTGGTTTTCGCTGCCGTCTGGCTGGATTTTGCGTTTTTTTCGCTGGCCTTTGTGGCTGTCTCGCTATTTTTCGCGCTGGTTTCTGATTTTTTGGCTGCTGTCGCGGAGTTTGCCGATGCAGTCTGCGAGGCCGCTGCCGCCTGTGCGCTGTTAGCTGCATTCGTTTCTGAGGTTTTCGCCGCGTTCTTCGATGATGTCGCTGCCGTTTCGGATTTCTTTGCCGCCGCTGCACTCTGTGATGACGCTCCGGCATGACGTGCCACTTCATTCACCATCAGCTCAAAACGGCGCAGTGCCTCCGGACGAACATCATCCTCCGTCATGGCGCCGAGAAAATCATTCAGCGTACCTGGTCTGGAACCTTCATAGACGGTAATGGTCCCGGCATGTGAAGGCGGAAAACCTTCAACCAGCAGGGTGACGCTGTACTGACCATGCTCAACATCCATGCTGTAACGTCCGGCTTCATCCGGATTTTCAGAGGCCACCGTGTTCACCACCACCGTGCTGCTGGTTCGTCTGGCCTTCAGCACAATGGTGCAGTTCTGTACTGGTTTTCCTGTGCCATCTTTAAGCACGCCAGAAATTTTTACTGTCATACTTTTCCACCAATAAAAAAAGCCCGCAGCAGTGACGCCACGGGCTTCAGGACAGTGTAACTTTACGTTTCCTCAAACGCAGTTCACCCCATAAGGTGGATGAACCTGCGTATCATAACAATATTTACAGAAGATAAATCGGCGTCTGTTGTCAGAAACGGTATCCGATACCAACAATAAATGCATCCGTTCGCCAGTCGCCACTACCGGAACCTTCATAAGCAAGGTCAATGGTCACGGATTCGGTCGGGTTAAACTGCACGCCAGCCCCCCACGCCAGAGACGTGTTGCTGTGGCGACCGTCATCACTTCCGGTCAGCACATCGTGCGTTTTCCCCTTGTTGTCAGTTACGCGGAGATAATCCCCGGAAAAAGTCGACACACGGCTGTAAGCCACACCCACCATCGCATACGCGCTGAACCATTCATTCACGCGTACAGACGGCCCCGCCATCACGCTGAACCAGCGGTTACGCACGGAATCTTCATGCCAGCGGGTATCGCTGTAGTGCGTTTTTTGCTCATCCTCAGCATTGGCATAACTGAAGGACGTAATCAGCCCCAGCGTGTCCGTAAACTCATAACGGTATTTCACGTTAATCCCGTTCAGATTATCGCTGCCGGGAGCGTTCGTACGGGCATGAAGATACCCCGCGCTCAGTGTGGACTGATGTTCAGACGCCCATGCAGGCGCACCGGATACGGACAGACAGATGGCTGCGGACAAAATGGCTGCACATAATTTACGCATAATTACCTCTCGCTTTTCTGCAATAAAAAAGGCGCCATTTCTGGCGCCCGTATTGGGGTTATAAAATTCAGCTAATCGTGATGCCTGCAGTGGCTTTCTTCATCACAACAACCAGCAAATCGCTGATACTTGCTGTGGGATACCAGCCATTTACCCACCATGCTGATACAGAAAACTCCAGCGTCATGTGGCCGCGACCAGCAGGCATATCAATAACACCACTGTAAACCAGCGTATTATCCATCGCGGTACGGTTATAAATTTCAGCACCGTTTTTCTTCACTATCAGGCGGCATGACGAATAAGTATCGCTGTTCTCCCGCTCATGTCTGGCACCGCTGAAAGCCACCGCCGGAATAACAATCTGCCGGTTAAACGGCTGATCGTCATAAACCCTGACGGTAATGGTTCCTGATGGCCACCTCTCCGGTGCACGGGAGTCACGAGGGAAAGCCTTACCCACTGTTTTAACGAGATCGCCTTCAATCTGGTTTGCAGACAGTTTCCCTCTGATGACACAGTTCTCGTTAATGGTGACATTATTGAGCGTGCCGGTATTCGCCGTGATGGCTCCACTGATATCCGCATTGCGGGCTGTCAGCCTGCCATCCGGCGTCAGGGAAAACGTCGGAGGATTGCCGGATGACGTGATGCTCACCGCAAACAGTCGCTTCAGGAACACGTCGTTCATGAACAGCTGATTCCCCTGCGCCACAAACAGCGGCGTGGTGTTGCCATTCTCCGGGGTAATCATCGCGATACGGTCCGCCTGCAGCAGAATACTGCTCAGCGTCTGACCATCAACATCCTCAATCCCCGCACCAATCCCGGCCACATAGGGAATACCGTTTTTTGTTTTCTGCACCTTCAGCATATACATGGCATTCAGCTCATTGCGCGTGTCTGACTGAACCCGCTGGATTTGCTGTATGGTCACGGCCTGGTCACCCAGTTTTTTATCCGTGGTCGAGGTAATTTCACTCCCTTTTTTATCCACGTACTGGCGGACCTGTGCTATCTGTCGGGCATTTTCTGACTGCCCCTGGCTGACAGTCTGTGAGATTTCACTGCTCACCCGGTCCACTTTCTGGCTCACCTGCGCGATGGCCAGTGTCTGGTCCTCATTCTTTTTCGCAACCAGCTGCGTGAGGCTGTTTTCCGCCTCCCCGATTTTCCGGGTCACTTCTGCGATATCCGTGTCCATCCGCTGACGGATGTCTTCTTCCAGTTGCGTGACCTCCGTACGCAGCGCTGAAGCATCAATGCGCTCTTTCAGTGCCTGGCCCAGAAGCGTCTCATCTATCAGCCCCCGGAAAATTTCCAGATACCCTTCACCATCATTGCTGGGCTGCCCGCTGGCTTCCACAAAAGCAGATTTTCCCACCAGGTTGACGCTTCGCACGTAAAACCAGAAATCCGTCCCCGGCTTAATCCGGCTCCCCTGGACAGTCCACTGACTGCCGGTCCCCAGATAACGGGCAGATTTTTCCACCTGTGCCGTGTTCGTGATGCGTTTTTCTGAGAACCAGAATTCAAACTGTACCGTCGGGTCATACACCGCAAGACGCGGGACCGCCGTTATCTGAAAATACCCCGGCGTCAGCTCAATGGTGGCGGGTTTTGCAGGCGCGTTAATCCGGAAGGTGGTGGTCGCAGGTTCGCCCTGCTGGCCGTAGCTGTTAATGGCCCGCACCGTCAGGGTGTATTCCCCCAGCGGCAGACCACTGAAACGGTGCTCCGTGTCTGCGGTGATGGCGGTGCTCACCAGACGGCTGTCTTCTCCGCTTCCGCTGGTCAGACGCAGACTGAAGCGCACACCCTTCACCACCCGCGGCGTGTCCCATTTCGCCTGTGCCAGATACTGACCGTCAGCTGCACTCACCTCCACCGTCAGGTGCTGCACTGCCGGTGGGATAACGCTGTTCAGGCTGCCTGACTGCGGCTCAAAGCTGGCCCCGTTATCCACGATGGCTTCTTTTTCCGGTACGTGCTGCACCGCCGTGATGGCAAAGGTGCCGTCCGTGTTTTCCCGGATGGAGACACAGCGGAACAGGCGACGGCGCAGTGACGGCAGGGAGAGTCCCCACACCCCGTATGTCTCCACACCATCAGGCAGGGTACTGACCTGTATCCGGTCCGGCGCGGGGTGTTCGGTGATGTCCACACTCACCGGCTTACCACTGCCGTTAATCAGGTTCACCGTGGCGGCACCGGTCTCCGGAAGTGTCACTTCACGGTCCAGCGTCAGGGTGCGGGTGGCAGCATCAATGGACAGGACACGTCCGCCGGTCAGGGTCCCGGCATAGTCGTTATCACAGATTTCAATGATGTCACCGGGTGTGTGCCGCAGCCCCTGAGACCCGAGCGTGAAATCCACCGTCTGCGTTTCCAGCAGTTCGGTCTTTATCACCCACAGTCCGGCACGGTGGGCCTGACCGCGGCTGGTACAGCCGAACGCGTCCATCTTCAGCAGGTTGCGTCCGTAGCGCAGTATGGCTTCCGGGTCTTCCACCAGTTCCGTGGAGGTCTGCCAGCCGTTCTGCGGGTCGGTGTAATTCACCTCCACCGCCGTGTGCCGGTCCTTCAGGGCACTGAAGCTGTAGCGGAATCCCACGCCGTTATCATCCACCACCACATCGCTGTTGGTGTACGGCCACACCACATCCGACGGGCGGTCCTGAACGAACGTCAGCGTCTGACCGTTCCATACCGGCATACAGCGCATCGCAGAGCAGAAATCACTGAGAACGTCCCACGCCTTACGCTGTTGTGCCAGGTACGCATTAAAGGTCATCCGCGGCTCGGTCCCCCCGAAACCATCCGGGACCGTCTGGTCGCAGTACTGCCCGATGGCATACAGCGCCCACTTGTCCACATCCGCCGCCCCCAGACGTTTTCCCATGCCGTAGCGCGGGTGAGTCAGCATGTCCCACAGACACCAGGCCGGATTGTTGCTGTATGCCGGTTTCAGACTGCCGTCCCAGATACCACTGTACGTGCGTTTTTCCGGGTCATAGTTTGACGGCACCTGAATGATGCGACCGCGGATATGGTAGTTCACCGTCATCTGCTGGCCGCCGAACTGCTCCGCATCCACCTGCAGCCCCACAATGGCCGTGTTCGGGTAGCACTGTTTCACATCGATGATTTCAGTGTACGATGACCAGAGCGTTCTGTTCTGCAACTGGTCCGTGGTGCTGTCCGCCGTCTCCCGGACCATCCGGATGTTAAAGGGCCGGGGCGGCAGATTATCCAGAATCACCGAGGCCAGGAACTGCGAGGTGGTCTTGCCGTTAATGGTGACATCCTTTTCCGTCACCCAGCGGCCATTACGCTGTAACTGAATCAGAATCCGGACAGAGGAAGGATTACGGTCGCCCTTTGACGTGGTCTGCACCAGTGACTGCACCCCGAAGGTAACCCGCAGGCGGTCAATGTTCGCGGACGTAATGGTGCGCGTCACCGGTTTTGCCTTCGTCACTTCCACGCCCAGTCCGGTTTCAGCTCCGGAGGACTCAAAGCCTTCCGGTGGTGTCTGCTCCTGCTCCCCGGCACGCCAGACCGCAGTCACACCGTGTATCACGGGATTACCGTCCGTGTCCGTCAGCGGGGTTTTGTTCACCAGAATACTCTGCAGTCCCTTCACCGGACCTTCTATCGGTCCCTCACCAATCGCATCAATCACACTCATCATCTGCGTGGATTTGAGATTATCCTTCGCCTCACGAGGCGTGTGTGCCTTACCGCCACCTTTTCCCATACAGCCTTCCCCTGAATAAATTAACCGCCACTTGCCATTCCGTACAGAAGTCGGATATCCTTCGCCCGAAAAGCATGAAACACATTTCTGCCATGCTAAAGAGAAACCCCGGTATCAGCAGATACCGGGGTTTTCTTTCATGCCCACCGATAATCCTGTTGGTTAAAACCGGTAATGGCATAAAAATTCTGAATATCTTCACATTTTCACAAACTGACTGTGGCGCGTATAATTTCTCTGCGTTAATTTTTTTGTCGTGATATAAGAATAATTCCTTACACTTAATCTTCGTAACTCTCCCGCAGTTCCTGTCCGCGATCACTGCGGGATTTTTTTATTCTTTTTACCCCTGCCGCCCGATAACCACGACCTTTCCGCCCCCGCCTTCATCACGGGTGCTGATGTCCTGGGATATACGGCGGGAGCCAACCAGCATTTCCCCGTAAGGCACCGGCATCGGGTTCCCCTGGGCAATCATGTTATCCAGTGAGGAAAAGTACGTGTTCTGTCTGCCGTTATCCGTTGCGCGGTAATCCGGTGTTTTTGCCTTCGGGGCCAGCATCTGGGCCACACCGCCCAGTATCATGCTGGCCCCCAGTGAAAACAGCATCGTGGTGGCAGAAAAACCGCCGGCACTCAGGGCTGTACCCCATAACGCCATCGAGGCACCGGCCGTGAAGAAAGAGCCCACGATGGCTGCCGCCCCCAGCACAATCTGCAGTCCACCCTTTCCGGCCCCGGCCAGTCGCGGCACAATGTGGATGACCGTTCCCTCACCCAGCTGTTCGTGAAGACGGGCGTACACCGCCTCCGGTGCCGTGTCATCACCGGCAATACGTATCTGGTACCAGCCTTCGTTCATCTGACGGCGAAAGCCCGGCATCTGCATCGACAGGGCGCGAATGGCTTCCGCTGCCGTGTTCACATACAGGCTGAGGCGGCGGCCAAATCGTTGTAAATCCCCGTAAAGGCGGATGCGTGCCAGTGGCGGTGACGCCAGACTGAATGCGTTCGTCGTTGCCATTTTTCGGAATACCTCTCCCGTTTACTCAGTTGTTCAGGAATATGGTGCAGCAGCTCGCCGTCACCACAGTAAACGGCGGCATGATTCGGCACCGATGAACCAAAGCAGCACAGCAGCACATCGCCTGCCTGTGCAGAGGACGGAGACACCCGGCAAAAGCCGTTTTCCGCCAGGTTGTCCAGGTACAGGTTCTGGCCGTTGCGCCACCAGTCATCCTCGCGATGAAAATCCGGCATTTCAGTCCCCGCCAGATGATAAGCATCCCGGAACAGCGTGTAACAGTCCGTCACCCCGTGCTCAAAGCGCCGTCCCGTCAGATGTGGCACACAGCGGAATTTGTGAATGTCACCCCGGCAGACCAGCCACCAGGGCAGTGCGCTTTTTATCTGCAGCCGCCGGTCAGCCTCGCTCAGCCAGGGCAGCCCACCGGGATGACTGTGGACCAGTGCCACAATCTCCCCCTGCATCTCTGCCCGCAGCCAGTCTTCCGGTGCGATACGAAAATACGCCTCCGGCTCCGCGGAAATATTCACACAAGGGATATACCGCTCCCCCTCCGGCGTGCTTATCACGAAGCCGCACGACTCCGCAGGCGCACACCGCCGGGCATGCGCCAGAATCGCTGATTCAGTCTGTGTCATAAACCGGGATTTACTGCGAAAGTTTATTAATGGAAAGGAAACCGCCAAAATTGCCGACATTCCTGCGCAGTTCACACCCGCGCATGCACTTGCTGCATCTGTCCTTACGGATATCCGTGGTGGGTTTATCGAACTCATCCGCCACAGCCCCGCCCGTGTAACCACACTCATCAGAGCGGTAGGTCCACATACAGGTGTTCGCCAGCATGATACGACCGGGAAACAGCGCCCCGTCCGTCTCGGTCGGTGTGGCCAGCACAAACGAGGCCGTCATGGCTGTCAGCTGCGACATCTGCTCCACCACCCAGCGGTCACTCAGCTCCTGCTCC